GATCGACGCCGATTTGACGCCCGCCCCGGCCAGAAGCTCGCGCCAGCCGCCCGCCGATTCCAGGCTGGTGACATCCACGCTTTCGGCGTTGAAGCTGACCCGCGTGGCCCGCAGACCGGCGACCGTCTGGAAATTGCCGTCGCCCGTCAGGTCGATCTTGACCAGCAGGTCCTTGCCGTTTTGAACTGCCATTGTTCTGTCTCCGAATGATTAGGGATTTGGGGTATCGTCCACGCGCGCCCTGAACGTCAGGTCGATCCGGCGCAGATCGCCGGTGCCTTCGCGCTGCGCCCGCGCACGGTAGAAATGCAACCCGGCCAGCCGGCCGCGCGATAAACTCAGATCCTGGTCGACCAGGGCGTCGCTGATCGCCGCGGCCACCTGTTTGGCCGCCAGAAAACCCGCGCCATCGGTCACCACCGACACGGTAAACCGATGCCATGCCCCATGGCCCGACCGGTCCGAGCGTGCGCGCGCCTGCTCGGGGCCAAGCGTGACGTAAAGCGACGGCAGGCTGCCCGGCGGCAACGCGTCGTAGATTGCACCATCCGCCAGCGACGCCAGCGTCGCATCGTTGACCAGAGCCTGGAATACGGCCTCTTGCAGGGCCGCGGACACGCCATAGCTCATACCGCGACCTCCTCTTGGCAAAAACATGTCAGATATCGTGCGGCGCCATCGCGTTCCGCCACGGACTCGATCCGAAACAGTCGCAGGCCCTCGCGGAACCGTTGACCCGGAACCGGGCGCGAGGGCGCACCATAAGGCGCAGCGCGCACCGATATGCGATAGCCGGTCGAGGACAGGCTGCCGCCTTCGCCCGCCGCCTCACGCCCCGTGCGCGCTGTGATCTCGGCCCAGAGCGTGCCCAGCTCCACCCATGTCTCGGTGTACCCCCCGGCGCCGTCCGGCATCCGGTCGACCCCTTCCAACACCAGCTTTCGGTTCAGTGTCACAACACCCATCAGGCCGCTCCACCGCCCAGAAGGCGCACGGTGCGATACCGCTCGATCAGGCTGGTGACACCAAAGGGCATGTTGCTGTCGCCCATGCCGGTCTCGTTGCGATATTCATAGTAATGTGCCGCCAGCAGCAGAACGGCCTGGCCCAGATCCGCCGGCAGGCTGCCCCACTCCACCGCATAACCCGCGGTAAAGAAAATCTCGGCCACGCCACCGCCTGGAATGGCGGGCAGGCACGACCCTGTTGGCCGGATCAGCGGGCGCTGCCCATCGGGCACCAGCTGATAATGGTCCGCCTCGATGATCTCCTCCTCGTCAAGACGGTTGCGCAGCACAAGCGACGTGATGTCCGTGACCGGCGCCACCGGCAGGGCCTGCGCCTCGGCATCGCGCCAACGCGTCAACGTCCAGGAAAAATCCCGCTCGATCAGAATCTTGCCCGTGCGTGCCTCGATCGCTGCAATCGCCGCCCGCAGAAAGCTTTCCAAGACCGGGTCCTGTATATCCCCGTCGGAAAATCCCGTGCCCAGTCGCAGGTGCGACTTCAACTCGCTTAGCGGAAGAGCAGCCTGGGGCACCGCGGTTTCTTCGATTAACATCATGGGTTTACTCCAGAAATCCCGGACCCCTCCGGTGGTTAAGGCGCACGTCGCCTGCGTTGCCCGCCCGGAGGGGAGCCGCCCGACAACGCGTCACATCGGCAAACGCGCGCCCGGGCGGGGGCATCACGGCCCCCGCCCCATCCGGCCGCCTTAGGACAGGCCGAACTTCAACAGCTTGATCGCGGCGAAATCGCTCACGTCGCCGCCCACGCGCTTGGTGGCGTAGAACAGGACATGCGGCTTGGCGCTGAACGGGTCACGCAGAACGCGCAGGTCGGGGCGCTCGGCCACCGTGTAACCGGCGGCGAAATCCCCGAACGCGATCGCCATCGCGTCACTGGCAACGTCCGGCATGTCCTCGGCGATCAGCACGGGGTACCCCAACAGGCGCGCGGGTTCCCCGGCAGCCAGACCATCGGACCACAGGAACCGGCCGTCGGCATCCTTGAGCTTGCGCACCGCACCCGCGGTCTTGGAGTTCATCACGAAAGTGCCATTGGCGCGATACTCCGCCCCAACGGCATAGACGAGATCCACAATCGCATCCGCGCCGTTGAAATCTCCATCCGCGCCGGTCGCGACATAGCCCAGGTTGCCCCAGCTCCAGCTGGCATTGTCCACGGTGGGATGCGTCAAAAACCCGGAGGGCTTGTCCATGCCATCACCGCCGACAAAGGCGGCCGCCTCAGCACGGGCGAACTTGTCGGCGATGCGGCCCGCCAGCCAGGTTTCGATGTCGAACGCACTGTCATCCAGCAGGCGCTGGCTTGCCTTAGGCAGCGCGCTCAGCTCATGCAGCGGGATGGTGATCCGGTCGATCGACGGGGTCGACGTTTCGGTCGCATCCGCCGTTTCGGTGGCCCAGCCATGACCGATATCCGTGTGATCGACCAGCACGTCATAGGACGTGGCCTCCACCTGCACCACGTTGGCGATGGCCCGGATCGACGCGGTGGAGCTCAGGACGCTCTTGATCGTCTCGGCGGTCTGCGGATCCACGAGGTAGCCCCCGTCGGCGGCCACGGCGCTCGACATCGCCTTGCCTTCCAGTTCCAGACCGCGCAGCGCGTCATCATCGCCCGAACGCAGATAGGCGTCGAACGCCTTCTGATGCGGCACGTCTGCCTCGGCGCGGGTCGAAAGAACCGGGCGCTGCGGCGTGAAAGATTTGCGTTCCATCTTCGTCATCTTGTCTTCCTGTTTTTGAAGTCGCTGTTGAATATCGGCCCGAAAGCCCTTGAAGTCGTTCATGAAACCCGCCACGGCAGACTTCACCTCGGACACCGGGGACACATCTTCCCCGACCCGAGACTTCACCTCGGTTTCGCTCATCGCTTGATCCCGTTGTTGCAGGCGTCCGCAAACGCCCTGGTGGTTCTCGGCGCGCTGCTGACTACATCCGCGCCATCTCCCGGCGGGCGTCCTCGATGGCCGCCGCCAATTCACGCAGGTCCGCATCGGCCAGGCTATCGCCCTTGGCCCCGACTCGCGCACTGGGCAGCATCGGAAAGGTCACCAGCGACACTTCCCACAGCTCCAGTTCCTTCAAGAGCCTGCGGCCCTTCTCGTTCTTGGATGCTTTCACGGTGCGATACCCGATGCTCAGACCGTCGATGGCCCGCGCCGCGATCAGCGCGGCAGCCTCGCGCGCCCGCGCCACGCTCTCCAGAAGGCGGCCCCTGACATAAAGGCCCCGCGCATCCTCGCGCACCTCGTCCCAAACGCCGATGGGTTGCGCCGGGTCGTGCTGCCACAGCATCTTGACCTGCCGCCCCTCCGCCGCAAGACCCGCCAGCGACGCGGCATAGGCCCCCGGCTCGACAATGTCGCCGCCACGGTCCTGATCCCCGAACAGGCTGGCATAGCCCTCGATGACGCTGCCATCCTTAACCGACAGATCTTCGTCAAAGCGGCAGAATTTCCGCTCCAGTCCAGTGTCGTTTTCCATAGCCGATCTCCTTGTAATGCCCGTTGCCACAAACGGGGCCGCCGCTTTGCCGTCTTCGCCGACGTCAACCACCCAGAACGTTGCCCTGCATGACGAACGACATGAACCCGCCCAGGATCGCCGCGATAATCAGCCAGACCAGCCGCGAAATATGCCCGTCGATTTTCTCCAGCCGGCGGTCGATATGATTGAACCGGGCCTCCATGAACTTGCGTTTCTCCTCGCTGACGGCGCGTTCCTTCTCCATGGCGGCCACCGACAACTCCAGTGAGGTCAGTCGCTTTTCCACATGCCGGAACATCGCCTGTGTGCTCTCGAACGGTGCAAAAAGCCGCTCCAGGTCGCGCGCATCGGGATCGTCGATCATTCATCCTCCCCCAGTGCGGGCAGGCCAAGAAGCGCGCGTTTTTCCGCATTGCTCAGGAAATCCGCTCCCGCCACGCGGGACCATTGCGCATCCCGCTCCGTTGCCAGTGCGGGCACCTGATCCAGATCGGGCTTCAGCTCGAACCGATCGCCGCTGAACTGCGACAGCCAATCGGCCACCCCTGCCGCCACACGCATCGCCAGCGGCAGCACCGTCAGCCGGTAAAAGGCACGGTTGGCCTCCTGGTAATTGGAATAGGTCGCATCGCCCGGGATGCCCAACAGCATCGGCGGCACCCCAAAGGCCAGCGCGATCTCGCGCGCGGCGCTTTCCTTGGTCTTCTGGAATTCCATGTCACTGGGGCTGAAGCCCATCGGCTTCCAATCCAGTCCCCCTTCCAGCAGCATCGGCCGCCCGGCATTGCGCGCGCCCTGATGATGGCTCTCCATTTCGCTGACAAGCCGGTCATACTGATCGTTGGACAGGCTGCCCTGCCCCTCGGCCGC